CTCACGATCTTTGGCCAAAATCTTGCGTTGCTCAGATGCCGATATCATCGCGGGTGCCGGTTCCTTGATTTGGCGATCATCCTCATCAATGTACCGAATGGTTACGCCCAGCGCTTCCAGCACAAAGCGCGTTGTGAGGCTGAGCGGCCTGCGCGTGTCGCCATTCAGCCAGTTGTTCAAGGTTGCTGGGTGAATGCCTGCGTCATAGGCCACGCGGTTGATTTGGTCAGGGTTTAAATTCCCCTTCCGCTGCATTGCCGTGCGTATCACATCAATGATTGGGTCTTTGTCTATAAAGCGATAATCTACTTGCGTCATACATCCCCCTTTATGCTTATTTTTCTATAGAGGCACTTCAAGAACGCGACATTCACGGGAATCAATATCCCGTGCTTTACATGCACACCCTGACTGCTTAAACGCGATGAGTCGAGGGGGGGTGCTGAATCTGCACTTGCGGCAGAGCAAAGCCCATAATTACTGATCGAAAAGGGGCAACCCGGCTTGCATGGCTTCTTGGGCCCTGCTGTCCAAAGCGCGGTTCAGGATCGCTAGCCCCTCATGTGGATGCACGCAATTGCGCAGGGGCTGGGTAGGATCATGGCTCTCACCATGGCAAATGCTTTCGCTGTAATGGATGCCCAACCAATCCATTAAGGCCCGCTTTGCATCGGCATTTTGCAGATTAATAAAATTCTTTGGTGAAGGCTCGCAGTAACGCCCCACATCGAAGTTCGCCAGTAGTAGTGCCGCCCTGTTACCTGGGGAGAGATTAAGGGCGCGTAATAGGAATTTACATTTTCTACTACCCACTTTGCCTTTGAAAAGTATTTCAGGAAGATGATCTCCTGATACAGCCCCATGTCTGGATACTTAGGGCGCGCACGCGGGTTGGCTACCATCATCTGCGAATGCGTAGGACAAGGCGGACTAGACCATATGAAATCAAAATGCTCATGGTGATCCAGCAGATATGCGTGAGCATCACCAACAATCATGTCATCGCCGGGATGCTGGCGTGCATAGATCGCGGCGATGCGGGGATCAAGCTCAACAGCAGTTACAGCGCAGCCAGCCCAAAGCTTCCGATTACCGCCAAGCCCAGCATATAGGTTTAGAATTTTCACGGTTCGTGCCCGTTGGCCCACTCTTCCCGCATCTTTTGCTTGAGCGGGTCATCCGGCAGCCAGCCGCAATGCGGGCAGTGCCACCAAGCGCTGAGCCAGTACACCGGGCCCTCACAATCAGGGCAACGATGTTCTGGCTCAGTCACGGTCAATGGGGCCAGTCATGCGCTCACCCTTCCTTTAATAAAGGGATTGTTTTCGCCAGTGCGGGAATGGCAGTAGGCGACAAAGCCCTGTGCATTCAGGTTTTCTTTTTGCGTGCCCCAAGCCAAATTATCTGTTTTGTTGTTCCGCGAATTTTCATCTAGGTGCATGCAAACTGGTTTGCTCAATGGAGCAGCCCCATGGAACGCTTCGCAAATTAGACGCGCCACTTTGTAGGTGTGGCCGCGATACATGAGGCAGTATCGCCGCTGATCTAAATGCCAAACGCCAATGGTTGGCTTGCCGCCATAGTGTTTTGTTCCACCATGCGGCATCGCACCAATGAATGGAACGCGCATCAATCTGCCCTGCGTGGAAGCAAGATATTGTGGCAGCGATGGGATTATGCGCCACGTTTCCATTTCAAAAAGGCAAATCGTCATCAAGATCATCAGCAACGCTGGCGATCAGCGGCCCTTTGCCAGCTGAAACCAGCGCGTAATCCGCAATGCTATTCCTCGCCGGGTAGCCGTTCTTGGCCTTATCAATGCCAACCTGGGCGCGGCCTGTCTTGCCAACGCAGTCATCCGCTTTCAGCTCACCGCGTTCATACTGGGCAAGCATGCCGGTGCCAGATGCGAAGTGGCGCACCTTGTAGGCCATGCCTTCGCTGGCAACCAGATAGTCGAAGAGGTTGAACGTGCGCCCATCGGTATCATAGAGCTTCACTTTCATTTCAATCATGTCGTTGCCGCTTTTGCTCATGCGCTCTTTGGCTTCCAGCACTTCAAAATCGTACAGGCCGCGCTTGCGCAAACCGGCTTCCGCCGCGTCCATTTCGCTGATGGGGGTTACTTTCATGGCGTGAGCTTTCCTTTGAGATGGGAGATGCAGCCTTGGATTTGTTCGCGGGACATTTCATCGAATGTCTCAGCGCCCGCTTTCTGGAGCCACTTTTCAGCCGTGCCCTCAGGGAGTTTCACCACTTCAAGCAGGCGGTTCACTTCGGCAATCTCATCAGCCAACGCCAGCGTCACGGGCACAACTTCCTTTTCGATTACGTCTTTGCCGTAGCGCTCAGCGAATTCAGCGTATGACCATGGGATGCGCTGCCCTGAGGGGAAGGCGCTCAGGCGCGACTTGCCAATGTGGGCATAGCGCTGGGCATTCTCACCCGCGCCGATCTGGCTTATGCGCAGCGCAAGGTGCAGCTCATATTCCAGCTTGTCCCACGCATCGAAGGTCTTGCCGATGACTTCGCGGTTGCCCTTGGCATCCAGCCCGTACAAGTCCTTTTCGTGGGCTATGATGATGGCGTTCATGTCAGCCCGATTCAGCCACTTCAGCAGGCGGGCCATCTGGCGCACGGCGGGCTTTTTAGACGCGCCGTATTGATCCTTGTCGCCAAGGCGGGCTTGCTCATCCGTGATGGTGATATTGAACAGCTTGCTGATGCTATCAATCACGATGGTTTTATACGGATGCTTTTCCGTGGCCAGCGCTTCGACTTGGCCAATGACGGCATCAAAGTCCAAGCTGCCTTGATCCGGGCCAAAGTACATGCCGCCCGCATTGCGCAGCTTGTCGCGGTACTTCTTCAGATCAGCGCCGCCTTCTGTGTCGATGTAATAAACAAGAGGGAATTCCAAAGAAGCCCATGTCTTACCAACGCCAGCGGGGCCAAAGATCAGCACCTTGGGCTTCTTGGGATCAATGCTTTCGGGGGTAACGGCGAGCAGCTTTGACTTGCGACCTGGAGCGGACATTACAGGTACACCAACGTAGCAACGCACATGCGCAGATCGCGCGGGCGAATGTCTTTCAGCTCCAGTTCGCGGCGCTTGGCATTATGGCTGTTCAGCATTTCGGGAATGCCCAGCGCTAGGAACAGCTCGCTATCAGTCTTGTCAGTGCGTTCCTCAGCGCCATTGTGCAGCACGCACAGATCAAGCGGCACATCCTTGTCAGGATCAGTCACGAACACGCGCACGATGCGGCGCTGTTCAACGCAGGCGTCCACCGCATACTTTGACTTGGCGTTGTATTCGATAAGTTGGCTCATATTAATTCTCCACGCGCACGATTTCTATGGGTTGGGCCACTTCGCGGGCTTCGCTGCGCAAGACAGCCACGCCAAAGTTCTGTTGCGGATGCAGGCGCTTTTCAGCGGCGGCTTGATCCTCTGCGGCCTGTTCGCTGGGGCAGATGGCGATGATCTTGGCGGCTGGGGACCAATGCCCATTGGCGCGCTGCATCACGAAATATACGGGGCCCATGGCAGCGGCGTTTTCAGCGATGGCTCTGAGTGTCAGGGTCATTCGCTGGAATCCTTCACAGCGCGCTTGCCTTCCATGGTGGCAAGAATGTTTTCACATTCAGAACGCCGCCAACGCTGCACCCTTCCACTCATTTTAATGGATGGGGCGATTCGCCCTTCCTTTATCCAGCGGAAAATAGTGCTTTTGTCCAAAGGGCGCGTACCGCCAAAGAAGCGGCACACATCATTGATGTCCATCAATTCGTGCATTGGTTCTTCGTTCATGCTGCGGCTTGCTCCATGGAAAGTAGGGCGCGCATATCCACCTCTGCATCCAGCTCAGCCTGTGCGGCGTGCAGCAGCAGCAGCAGCGCCATGTTGCGATACTGGTAAGCGTGCTTCTGAGCGGGGGTTAGATTGCCCGGATCGTGATGGGCGAAATATGCGTCACGCGCGAAATTGCGTGCCTTGGTCAACTCGATGATATCGGGTCCGGGTTTGTGCATGGCCACGATGTACGAGACACGCACACGATGCGACAAGTGGCGAAGTGCTGAATCAGCACTAGATGCCACGAATCAGACAGACTTATGCACACCCTTGCAGCTGATGGCATGTCAAGGATTTAGAAATTCAACCAGAGCGGGGAAGTATTGGCGCTTTAGCGCTTCAATTTCTCAATCTGTTTTGCAGCGCGGCGCTTATCTGCATTCGACAGCGCGGCATAGATCGCAAAAATATCGCCGGAATCGTTGGGATCGGTGCCGATCAGATCGCGCACTGATACCGTAAGTGCCAGCGCCAAGATGCGCAGATGATCTTCGTTATATCGCAGCTCACCCGTTTCCAGCCTGCAAATAACCTCTCTGGAGAGCCCCTTACCTTCGGGATCGCGGGCCTTGGATAACGCTGTCAGTTCGTGCTGCGTGGCGATGCCGCGAAACAGCCGCCAGCTGCGGATGTAATTGTTTGGCGAAGCATCCAACCTGGAGCGATCCAAGTTCGAAGTTTTGGCTTTGCCTTTGATTGCCTTAGTTTTTTTAGAAAGACCCATTACGAGTTCCTAATCTCTCAACCCACGGTATGTGTGCATAGCATGAACGGGATGGGGCGCGCAAAGGGTGTGCGTAACCCGCACGGCGCTCTTACCGCATGAAGTGCTGATCCGTTACTTCGTGCCCATGACCAAATTACAGCTCTGGATGACACGGCACGGAAAGCTTGACGCTGAAGTGGCGCGCGCCGTGAACCGTTCGCGGCCACAGATCAGCCGCATCAGGCGCGGCATCAGCAGGGCATCACAAAGCACTGCGCTGAGCCTTGAGGGGCTCACTGGCATTCGCTGGTGGCATTTCATGGCTAAGCGGAACTGCCAGTAATGGCGGTATCCCAAGCCTTCATTTTACACCGCTTGAACGGGCAAACGCCGCACATGCTGGCTAAAACATGGCGCGCTTCGTCTCGCGCCTTCTCAATAAATTCGTCCATCGTCAAAACGTATTCCTCTTCATTCAATTTAGGAATGAAACTAACCGGCGTTTCGCCAATTGGTCCGAGTTTTTTCCTTGTTGCTCCGATACCAAAGTTCAAACAGTCACGCATTCCAAATTTGTCGCGGAACACTTCTAGTCCAACTGTCTCCAGTATCAGTGCGGCGCTTATCTTTGGATGTCGGGGCATTAAATCTCTTCTAGCGATTATCGCCGCACTTGGTTGCAATAGATGGCAATCAGTTGTTTTGCGCAAGTGCTTATCCAGCACGATGTATCTTTCCCCGCCACGCGGGTGCGCATGAGTGATCAAGCCCCAGCACCGCGCAGCATCAGCTTCACCATTGCCGGGCGCATTGGCGGCAAGGGCAGGCCGCGCGGCTTCGTGCGTGGTGGCAAGGTGGCGATGTTCACGCCAGCCAAGACTGTCAGCGATGAAGCGATTGTTCGCCATACCGCTCATTCGGTCATGCGCGGCGCGCCGCCGCTGGTAGGACCGATCAGGCTAGTGGTTCAGACATGGCGGCAACCGCCCGTGAGCTGGAGCCTGAAAAAGCGCGCCGCTGCGAAGTGGATCACCAGCAAGCCCGATTTTGACAACACGCTGAAGCTGATTTCAGACGCGCTCAATGGCATCGCGTACCTGGACGATGCCCAGATCGCCAGCGGCCACCATCAAAAGCAGTACCGCCTGTTTGAAGCCGAATGCGTGGAAGTGCTTCTGGAGGAATTAGAGCCATGAAAAAGGCATTCAATTTCCGTTCATGGCCACTAGATAAAACAGCACGGCTGAAAAAGTTATGGTGGGAAGGTAAGGGCCCCGCAGAATGTTACCGCCTTCTGAAAGTCTCCAGCCCGCGCGCCGTTTATCAAAAGGTTATCCGGGAGGGCTTCAAGCGAAAGCCGTCCGCGAGTGAATTGCTGGTGAACCTTGATCCCGTTTCACATGAAACAGGAAATTCCATCACCCTCGAAAATTGCACCAACGATCAATGCCGCTGGGGTTACGGCTTACCCGCTGCTGACATGGTGCTGTGCGGGCGTCCCACCGTGCGCGGCCCGTGGTGCGCCAAGCACCGCGAAATTGCCTATCACCCGTACAAGCAGGCAAAGGGGAGGCCCTATGATGAACTATGATCACGATGGCTGCGGGATGGTGGGCTGCGGCTTAGTTCTCATTCTGATTGTCGGTTCGTGGGCGGGCGCTATTTCCGTGATCGCATGGGTGCTGCGCAATGTCTGACATCGTGGAAATCCTGAGCCAGCGCCAGCAGGTATACGGCAACTTTCTGCGCCAAGCGCAGATTGCATGCGATCTGAAAGGCGTGATGCGCGCCTATGTCAGCTGGGAGGAACAGCTGGCCCCTGATCAGCGCGAAGCCTTGGAAATGTGGGCGGTCAAGGTGGCGCGAATAATAAACGGCGATCCGAATTATGCAGATAACTGGCGAGACATAGAGGGCTATGCGCGCCTAGTGGCCAACCGGCTGGAGGAAAAGGCATGAGCCATACCGCGCCGCAAAGCAGCTGGTTGCGCCATAATGCGACAGGGCACTGATGGCTGAATTTCCTGCATTGCCGCTTTGGACGGATGCGTATTTGGGTGACACCACGCACCTGACAACGATCCAGCATGGCATTTATTTGCTGCTGCTGTTTGCTGCGTGGCGGTCAAAGGGGTGCGTCCTGCCAGACGATGATGGTTTGCTGGCCAGATATGCCCACCTCACCACCCAACAATGGGCCCGTCACCGCCCAACTATCTCTGCGTTTTTCACCATCGAAAATGGCAAGTGGTCAAACGGGAGGCTTAGTGACGAGATGGTTGCTGTCAAACGCCACCGCGATCAGCGTTCGACAGCAGGTATAGCTAGTGCGTTGAAAAGACAGCATCGCAACGCAACGGTCGTTGCCCAGCCGTTCAACGGTCGTATAGCACCCTACTCCTACTCTTTAGAAGTAGTAGTAAGTAAGGAAGTAAGTAGTAAGAAAGACGCCGCGCCAGAAATTGGCGCGGCACCAGCAAAGCAGAAACGCGGCATGTCGTTGCCGCCTGATTTCCCCAGCGAGAAAGAAGCCGATCAAGCCCGCCAGTTCTGGGGTGAAAATTTGCGCCCTGATCTTGGCCCAAGGGTTTGGGAGATTGCCGCCGCTTTCTGCGATCACCACAAATCACGCGGCACTGCGTCAAAAGACTGGCCAGCATCATGGCGCACCTGGATGCGCAATGCCCTCAAATTTGAAAGGAACAATACGCATGGAAGCGGAAAACCCCCCGGCGCAAACGATAAATTCCTCGCTGGAGGTGCAGCGCTCATCAGAGAATTCGAGGCCGAAAACGGGGACGGAGATAGCCAGAATGCTGATCCGCCTATCAGCGCACTACTATCGCCCTGATTTCACGGAAGCGCAGGCCAAAGCACTCATCCGCGACATGGTTGAGGATTTGGAGGAATTCACAATTTTCGATGTTGAAGTTGCTATTCGCACTTACCGGCGCGATCCGGCCAACCGCTTTTTCCCCCGCGCCGCCGATCTGCGGGGCTTGATTGAGGCTGATCGCAAAGAGCGCCGTATTACGGGCGGCAAAGTTAGGGGAGAGCCAGAATTTCCCGATAGCCGCCCGGCCATGTGGGAATATACGCGCAAGCGCTTTTGGCAGCGTCATTGGAGCGCCGATGATTTGAATACAGCTAATGATCCCACCCGCCGCGCCAATTTCGATAAATGGCTGGCTGCCGTCAAAGCCGGAAACGTGATAGGCAGGAGCCCCGATGACTACTAAACGGCTAATTGCAATGAGTAGCGCCGGTAAACCGCTAGAAACAACGGATTGCTACGATATTCAGGGC